GACTCTGCCAACATTTTCAAATTCTTTGGCCAACTGCCTGCGCTGTGATCTAGCTGCACGATACAGATCACCGCCAGCGTTATCGGTAGCTTCGTCAATCAATTTCTTTAATTCTTTAGCACTAGGCGAATTTTTGACTTTGCCAACTTCTTGGTATACTTCTTCCAATGCCCGAATTGAAATTGTGCCTTTGCCGGTCGGATCATTCATCTTTAATGATTCAACAACAGAATCCAAAATTGGATCTATTTTTTGTCTCATTGTTGGTGTTTTTCGATTTACAAAATCAACAATGTTTTGGTATGGCACTTCTTGCAAAGTTTCACCAGCAGTGTCTGCATCTGCATAAGCTTTTTTGTAGGCCTTGAATTTTTTCTCATACGCATTAACCACTGCTTCGTCAACAATTTTGCCAACTTGGCGCATTTGGCTTGGATCTGCAACCTCGGCACCAGTTTGACTAGTCATGCTTTCAAGTTTTCGAGAAATAGCTTGTTTTTGTTCTTCTCTAAACCTACCCATTTGTTCGACAAGTTCTTTTTTCTTGGCTTCACTGACACCAGAAATAGCGCCGCGCTCAATGTCAGACTCAAACTGTTGTTGCGCCAAAGACTTGGTGCGTTCACCAGCTGTGGCAGGCAGGTTCATTCTTTGCAGGCGTTCTTCCCGCATTAAGTCTTCCGCGGTGCTTGCGGCGCCCATGCCTTGCATAATTGGTTGCTGCTGGCGGGTTAAAGTGCTTGCTAACACGTTTTTAGCAGGCGCAACGGCCTGCCTGACTATAGGGCTTAACTGATTGACTGCAGCAGGCATAAGGGTGCTTAAAGCCGTTCCTGCGCTGGTCAATGGTGTGGGTGGAATTGCTCCCAAAACATTGCCAATTGCGCTAGTTATTTCTGGCCCTGTTTGTGTGCGTGGTTGATAAAACTGAGCCGCAGTTGCTTGAGCTGCTTGTTGGCCAGCTTTAATGCCTTGTGGAGTATTCCAACCAGTAACGGCTTCAGTGCCATATTTTGCAATTGGGGTTGCAATTGCACTAGCAATATTTCCAGCAATGATTGCCGGCGTTTCAGCAACACCCATAATTCGGTCGCGCAAGGATACTTCAGGCTTGGGCAAACTTATGACGTTTTCCGCACCAGGTATATCGGCGCCCACCAAACCTAATTTTTTAAAAAAATCAGGCCGTGAAATTTTGTCTGCATAGAATTTTTGGTGCAATGCATCAGCCAACACAACATCTGGAACGGTGTTGTATTCAGGATTTTGTTGGCGAAATTCAATAAGTGTTGCCATTTAAAACCCTTATTTATTAAACAAACCCAAGGGATCGGATGCGCTTGTTGCGCCTGGTGTACTAGGCGTTAAGCCTTGAATTGATTTTGCCCCTGGTCCAGCTTGAATTTCCATGGCTTTAATTGCCAATTCACGCGCTCTTTGTTTTTGTTTAATTACAGTAGCGTCATCACCTGGCTTGGGAAAATACAATTTTTCTGCTGTTACAAATTCGCCTGGTGAAATTGCTGCGCCAGATTCTTTTCGCAAAACTGCTGTAATAAAATTAATACGTCCATTTACTACTTGTTGTTGCTCTGGACTCATGCCGCCCAAAATACTTGGCAACACATTAAAAATATCGTCTGTTGCAGCGGTAAATTTGTCACCAACAAAAGGAACAAGGCCGACCACCCCGCCGACTGTTCCTCGAATAACTCCAGTGCCTGTTTCGCCTTTGCTTTCAAGGTCTTTGAGCGCAGCATGAGATTCTTTCATTCTCATACCAAACGCTGTAGCGTTGCCTTGGCTTTCAGTCAATGCTGTGCCTTTGCCTTTTAATGGCTCGCCTCTAGGCTGCATGATTGGCGCTGCAGCTGGTGGCACAGCTCCACCGCGCTTGGCTGCACCGCCAGGCGCTGGTGCGTTACCGCCACCAAATGGCGCAGGCGATGGTGGTGCAGTTGCATTAAGGCTAACGGGGTAAGCTTGCAGGGTCCGGTTGTTGACGCCAACAATAGAACCGTCTTCAGCTTGTTGAATGGTAAAGCCAGGATTGGCTTTTTCCCATGCAAATTTACTACGGTCAAAATTCAACCGGTCTTGAGCAAGTCGCTCTGTAGAACCAAGATTGGCAATTGCTTGATCGTATAGCTTGCGATTAGGATGGCCTGCTGGCAATGCGTCACGCTCTGCCGTCAATCTTTTAATTTCGGTTGGCGTAATGTCTTGTGGAGCTTCAAAGATTTTTTGACCAATGCTAGTTACCAAGTTTCTACCAACAACATGAGTTTTTCTAGATTCATCCAATTGTTTAGTAAGTCTTGCTGCTTCCGCTTGCGCTTGTGGCACATTTGGGTAGTTGGTTTGTAAATCAATAATGCGATTTTCTAATGCAGTTGTATCTACGCCAAGTTGATTGACGGGCGCAGCAGGTGCAACAGGTGCTGGCGCCAATTGATTAGTTGCGGTAACTGATGGAGTTTTTTGACGAAAGTCAAATGTGCCTGATCCCAAACCACCAGGCGCATTTTGATCCATGCCAAACGAGCCCGAACCAAAAGCGCCAGGTGCAGGCCCAACAGGTGAAATCTTTGGTGGTTGTCTGCTGGCCATATAGGCGGTGCGTTCTTTGGCTGCTTGGCGCATGGTCTGAGCAGCCAAGATCAATTGTGGGTCTTCTTGCGTTAATGCAAAATTATAAAAACTGTCTGCCTGTTCTTCAGGCGAACCTGTTTTGCCGTTTTTAGCACTTAACTCCAAAAACTTTTGTAATCCCGTTTGGCGACGTTCAAAAGCAGACATTTCCATTCCGGCTTTTTTTTCTTGCAAAGCCGCAGTTTTCATCTGCTGTTGGTTAGCCGCAAACTGTTGTTGCGCCAACTGGTTGCGTTGCGTTTCTTGTTCGCCAGCCATAATTTGGCCACCAATATTGACGGGCTGAAGTATTCCAAAATTAAGTGCCATGATTTGACCTTAAAAATTAATTTGGTTAAACGGGTCAAAATTATCTGGACCACCAAGACTGTTGCCATACTTTTGGCCATATAGTTTGGCAATGTCACCATAGGCCGATGATCTAGCTTGTTGCCCTGCCAACAACGCATTTCCTTGGTTAACACCCTGTTGCATATACGCGTTGCCTACGTTACTTGCCATGGTTTGGCCCGCATTGCCTAACGTATTTGCTGTAGTTTGCGACATGCCAGTTAAAGATTGCAATGGTTGCAAACGCGCGGCACGTTCGGTTTGATACCGATTAAACGCGTTCATGTACTCTTGGCTACCCATGTCTTGGCCATAACGTGTTGCTGCCTTCAATGCGCCACCAGAGAGTAAACCACCGCGAGCCGCAGCGGTTCGCTCTAATTGTTTTTGGCCTTCGGCCAATCGAAACGCATACCCTGGGTCTTGTTGAAATTGATTCATACCAAAAGGCGTGTATTTTGATGCTTGCACCAATTCAGGTAAAGCATTGACGCCAACGTCGTAAAAAGGTTTTTGCCTAGCAACGTTTTCTTTGTATTGTTCGCGTTGAAGCGCCGTAGCGCGGTCTGATGAAGCACCCGCCGTGTTAGCAGCGCGGTCTGCTGCGTTTGATTGTTCATTAGCGGTATATAAGCTAATGGCTGCGGGTACGATAAATGACCAAGGCATAATTTACTCCTTTAGGCTCAAGGCCAATTCTTGAATTTGTTCTACATTGTCTGGTTCAATCAGCACTTCATCGACTTCGTTTTCATCGGTGCAATCGGTGGCGTGTACACAATACCAAACTACATCTGTAAGCGATTTTATGCCGTGGTGCTTACCTGCGGCAATTGTCAAACAAGCGGGAGCGTGAATGATTGATTTAACGCCATTTACAGCCATTTCCACTGACCCACTGGCCAATATAGACAGGTGGTCATGTTTGTGAACGTGCTGCACCAAAACAAATCCAGCTGGAATTTGCGTTTCTTTAGCGTACACGCCAGAACTGAAATGGTGGTGAATCACGAGACTTCCCTTCCGCTGACGCGCATGTTGATGGCGCTGGCCGTTCCGGCAATTGTCGATATAAACCCGCCAGAAGGCAAGATCTGTCCAACAAGCTCAGGAAAAATATACGTTTCAGACGCGGCCAAGGATTTGTTTTTGACGATCAAATTGTTGTTGCTGGCGGTGTCCGTGGCCGTCACCAAGTTGACGCTGATGGTGGCTGATGATCCGCTGTAGTTGGTGGCCGTGAATTTGTCAATGATTGTGGTGACGCCATTGGCAGTGTATTGCGTCGTTTGAGTTGCCTCAACGGTTTTGGCTGGGACTAGATTTTTGGCGGTTACAGTCATTGAAACACCTTTTACAAAACAACCCAGCGGGAACCTGACGCAACCGTCACTGTCTGACCGCTAGCTATGGTGATCGGCCCAGCCGACATGCCTGAATTTCCAGTAGCTATAGTGTAACTTGTAGAAATGGTTTTGCTGTTAACGTAAATTCCGTTGCCCGCATTAAATTGTTGGGCCAAGAATTCGCCTGTAGATGGCTTGTACAGCAAGTTAGCGTTGCTGGTGTAAAGCGTAGCCAAAGCGCCTGATGTGGCCGCAGCAAACGTAGGGTAAACGTTGGTAGACGTGGTTGTGTCATTGCTGATTGTTGCCCCGCTGCCGCTGGCCACCGCCCAAGTTGCCGTAGTCCCGTTGGAGGTCAGGACGTAGTTATTGGCTCCAATAGCCAGCCTAGTGGCGCTGTTGGTCCCGTCTCCAATAATCAGGTCGCCCGTGCTGGTGACCGGCGACAAGGCGTTAAACGCTGCGGCTGCTGTAGTTTGGCCAGTGCCGCCTTGAAGAATAGTGACTGCGGCGTTATCCGTAAGAATTGTGGCTGTAGCGTTAGGTAAAGTAAAAGTCTTTTCTGCTGTAGCTGGCCCAGAAAACTTAGTAAAACCGTTGCCTGTGCCGCCGTAGGTGGACGCAATAATTTGAGTTAGAGCAGCAGAACCATCAAAATTATTGCCGTAAATTGCACGGGGCGTGGTTAAAGTAGCCGCAGAACCCGTAGTGTTTTGGTTTAATGTTGGAACATCGGCAACATCAATTGTCCCCCAGCTTGGAGCCGCCGATATAGTGCCGGTACCAGTCTGAACCAAGAAATTTTTGGTCGCCGTTGTATTGCCCGCCAAACGAGCATTGGTATTTGTTGCACTGCCATAAATCAAGTCCCCCAATGTGGTGACGGGCGACAAAGCATTAAACGCGGCGCTAGCAGTTACTTGGCCTGTACCGCCGTTGGCAATATTCAACGTGCCAGCAAAAGTGATTGTGCCGCTAGTAGTAACTGGACCGCCTGTGGTGGTCAAGCCTGTGGTGCCGCCAGATACATCAATTGAAGTGACCGTGCCTGACCCGCCGCCGCCGGTAGATGGAACAAATGGCGGTGCAAGTTGCAGGTCATCCAAAGATGTCTGGTTATTACCGCCACCAACCAAAGTGAATATGTTCAGGAAAAAACGATACCATTCACGCGACATCAACCCCGTGCGAGTGTCGATAAATTCGACCCGCGACGAGGGTAGGTTGGTTATATTAAGTTTTTCAGGCATTGGTCGGGCTCAGAATCAATTCAGCGCCCATGATGGCTGCCTTTACAGGATCAGTCTGAGACACTTCATAGACCCTGTCCCGCAGCTTAAGCGTCATGCCCAACCGCCGCCAGAAGACGCGCTGATAGTGCGCGCCGATCTTGCCCATCGGCGACCAATGCTCACTACTCCATGTGTGGCCACCGTCATCTGACCAACGAAGCATGACTTGTGGGTCATCGCCTTGGCCAGTAGCCAAACCTGTGCCAGACTCGCAATTTAATTGCAAACTGTGATGGGCAGTGCGCTTGAGGTTGTTTTGACCACTAGGCAAAGCGCGCCATGAACGCAACCATTTTTGAGGTTGATCGTAATCAGCGTAGACATTCAGCGTCATCTTGTAAATGTTGCCATTCTCAAAATCACCCACAATGGTGTTGCCGCCAAAGTTACATTGGCAGTTGGATCGGTGACGGGTAAACACACCGTTGTCCCAGCCAGCGCGTTCATGCCACGCTTGAGTGGCCACATCAAACACCCATGTGGCGTTACCTGTGGGGAATGTCAGCACATAGAAAGCATGGCCTTCTTGCTGATATGTGTACGCTATTGCGTCTGAAATGTCGTCGTATTGAGCAATTGCGTACTCAATGGCGTGGGTGGACACCCGCTGGCCGGTGTAGCCGTTGGCTCGGTAAACAATGCCTTGGCCACGGGCATCAGTGCCCAGCCAAAACAAACCGTTGTCGAGCTTGGCTACTGAAAACGGAGCCACACAGCCAATTTCATTGAACGCGCCTTGGATGCGGGTCAATGGGAAGTCAGCCAAGCCAGCGTCGTACCAGACTTCGATTGAGTCGGTGCCAAACATCCATGCTTCGCGGTGGTCTACGTTGATGGCCACCAAACCGTCGGGTGAGCCTTCAGTGCTGGCAAAGTCCAGTGGATCGACCGACAGGCCGTCCAACAAAGACGTTACCCACACCTTTTGGCTGTCAGGCTCATTGAACACAAAGTAACCGTCCAAATAGCCCACGGTCACTGCGCCAGGGAAATCGGGGTCAGTGATTTGAGCAAATACGTTGGTAACTTCGTTGTAAATGTAGCTGTCAGGATTGCAAGCAAAGAAAAGTTGGGTGCCGTTGTCAGCAATAGACACGGGGCCAGTGCCGGTCACGTTGCCCAGCAAAGTAGGCACATTGGTCATGCCGGTAACTTTATAGACTTCCAAGCCAGACACCACAAAGAAATCAGAACCATTAGTTTGATGCGCCCAAAGGGCACGGATCGGGCCTGTGCCAATTGTTTGCAAAAATTGAAGCCCAGGGCACCGCGTCAGAAAAGCCGCCGTCTGGCCGCCGTCTGGCGTGGCCTCGGGGTACAGGTTGACCATGCGGTTGTCGGCAGCGTTGATGCTGCGAGCAACGTAGCTGGAGCCAAGAATCGGCGTTTGCATTAATAATTACCGGCGTAGATGTTGAACCGCTGACGTGAGGACACAATGGCGTAAGGCATCGACATGATGTCGTCAGGATTGTTGATGCGCTTCAGATTGCGCTTGGATGTCATTGCAATGCGTTGCACTTGTGAGCTTGGCTCCACGCCAAATTCAGGTGCGATTTCCATTGCCAAGTTGTAGGTGAACGCCCGCAAATAGCCTGGTGGGAACAAAATGTTGGTCACCAAAGTGGCAGGCTGAGTCAATTCCTCAACCGAAATAAAGTGCCATTCCAAGTCCCGTGTGGGCTTTGGATATATGTACATGTCAACATCAGGATAAGTCATGTTGATAAACAAGACTTGCGGGTATGTAGACGTTACGGTTTTAACAGCAATACCATCGTACTGCTGTTGGTTAATCATTTTTATGCCGTAAGACACATTGGTGCCTGGGTCGCGGTAGTAGGTTGCGTCGTCCAACAATATTGGCCGGTTACCTACAAAGTTACCTGTTGGGCCAAGAGTGCGGTTAATCTGACCCGCAGGCCAAGTAAATATTTGATCTTGGGTACTGAAAACAGCCAAACGCTCAGTGTTCCATGAATCAATCATCTGATTCAGCGCCATCAGCGAATCTTGAGACACGGACGCAGAAGTTGTCTCACCTTCAGCCAACACACCAAGCAATCGCAATGCTCTATTGATTTGATCGCCAGCAGTGTATGTGGCCATGTTTATGCTCCTTGTTCGACCACCTCTATGGGTCGGCTACGACGACGTTTGACTTCCAGTTCGTTGACAACAGGAGCCGCCTCAACAGGCGTGTCTAAAGTATATCGCACCCAGCCATTTTTTTCATCTTCTACGGCTTCAAGTTCCATGGTCGCAACCTTGGCGCCGTGAACTTCATGAGACATGTAGATAACAGCCATAGTTTAAGAGGGGGCTGTTTAGGCCCCCGTTTGGTTTAGCTTGCGCCGTGGATGATGGAAAAGTTGATGATGACAGCTTCAGAGTATG